ATATTGACAGTCATGTCTGTCCATGAGTGCTTACCAGCAATCTTGATTGTTGAGTTATAGACTTGTAGTGGAATTTCAGCAAAACTTAAGTTTGGTCTTGAGCAGTCGATTACCTGCTTTGTTAAGCTCAACCCGCCATCAACATCAACACCGAAATTCAAGAAGTTTACTCTGAAACGATATTGGAGTTTAGGCATCAATAGACCCTGATTGCCACCGGCGTTATCAGATGCTACTGTCATGTTGAACAATGATTGTGAGGCTGTTGCCATTGTAATATCTCCTAATATACTTTATTTATCAATCAATTGAGAGCCTCTTGCGAGGCTCTCGTTTTTATATCATCATAGCTCGCCAGTGTTCAATATACGTACTGGGATGTAGATGAATTCAGCAGCCTTGACTGGCTCAACTGCTACGTCGATCCACAACTCATTACGATCTATTCTTGCTGGAGTGTTGTTGCTTTCGTCGCAGACTACCAAGTAGTCATATAGACCTCTCTTAGCAACAAGATCAACCATCAATGACTCTACTACACCTGAAATCTGTTGACGAGTTAGAGCATCGTTTGGTTCGAATACGAACGGACGACCTGCAATTGTCAACTGACGACGAATGTAAGCAACTAGTCTTGCTACGTTTGTACGATCCAATGCACTTTGGCTATTGAATGATGTCTTGTTACCATAGTTCAACAAGCCGTTACCAGTAAAGAATACTAGTGGGTTGATGAAGTTGACGTATAGAACATCACGAATACCAATTGGTGTCTTGATAGTTACGAACTCGCCTGTCTGTCTGTCAACGTAACCGATATTAGTTGCGTTATCGATTTGACCACGGCGAGTACCTGCTGCTGCGAACCAAGGATATGCCAATGTGTCGTTACGTAAGAATGTACGCAACATCATATGACTTGGTGGAACAGCAACTAAGTTACCATCTAGATCAGGAGCGATTCCGCTTGGGTAGAACAAGCCAAGATAAGTGTCGCGTGTTACGCAACCTTCTTCACCTGTGCTTGTTGCACCAGCAGCATTAGTTGCCCATGCTTGAATTGCTGTTGCTTGCATTGGTAGACCTAGTGGGGTGTCACCTAAGATGTAACCAGTGTTACCACGATCATTGTTTAGAACGACCATGTTTGGTTGCAATTCAGGATAGTTTGGTGTAGCCATTAGATTGAAGAAATTATCTTCGTCACGAATTGCTACGTTAGTGTCAATAGTTGAACGTAGTGCTTGTACAACCATTGCACGTTGTGCCTTACGACCCATGTATGGGCTACCATTTGATTGTAGTCCTGAAGCACTTACCCATGCATCCTTTTCTGTTGGAAGAACTTGACCTGGGAAGTTAGTGCCGTTGAAGTAATTTGCACGGAACTGCTTGACATTATATCCGCTTCTGCGTGTATTGAATAACAACATACCTACAGGATATAGTGAACTATTTGGAGCATCTAAATCTAGATAATCGCTATCCAACAAACTTACGATTGATGGAATAGGATCATCTGCTGGGTTAGTTGTTCCGTTTGTTGCCCAACGTGCGTCAGCAAATAATATGCCAGTGCTGTTTACTTGATCAGTATTGTCAATTAGGACCCATTGATCAACACCGTCAACACTTTGCCAACGACTAATTACTGGATCACTTTGTGTAGTTGGCATACTTGCGCTTACTAAAGGACCATTTGGATCAGTTGCGTTTACTACTGTAGGGCTTGGGAAACCATTTGAGTCGTAACCCTGCTCTCCGTAACCTTTCCAACCACCTGAGTATTTTACCATGATGTCAACTTGGTCAACAACATCGTAGAACCAGTTAGTGTTGTTTGCAGGAATATCAACCGGTGCACCCTCATTTGAAGTATACTCAAATTCTACCCAGTTGCTTAGTAAAGTTCTTAGATTTCCTGCAGCAGTGCCGGATATAACAGCAAACTGTGTTACAACGCCTCCTGATACTGCAATAACTTCTAATTCAATATCATTTGCTGGGCTTGTGCCACCAAAATCACTGCCTAAGAAGTAAACGATGTCGCCTGGAGTAAATCCTGTACCACCGTTGTTTAGAGTGATTTGATAAACTTCGTAACCACCATTTGTTACGTTGATTGACATACCTGTACCAGGACCTGAACTACTATCTTGCAAAACATTGTTATATGCAGTAGTTACGCCTGAACCATATTTTACACCTTCTGTTACGCCAATTTCAAATCCTGCATCTTCCATTAGTGTGGTACTGTTTGTTACTTCAATTGTACCACCTTCTGTATGAGTAATTTGTATAGCACCTGAAGTTGTTACTTCAGCTACAACATATGGTAGACCCATACCATTGAATGCAGTCACGAAATCTGTTGCATCAGAATTATCAGGAACTGTCAAAGTTGCACTCAATCCTGAAGTAGTGCCTGGTTGACTGATAGTTACTGTTTCAACATATGGACCATCTGTCAAGTCTACTGAAGTGTTTGAACCAGTGACTACAGTTGGGCCTGTTGCAATACGCTTCCATAGATAGAATGGACTGTCAGGATGTCCTGAATAATAGTTATACTGTCCATAGATTGTATTTGCTGGGATAGCCTTACCACCTGTTGAATCAAGTGCAGTAGTAGCAGCTACGTCACTTAGTGCAAGTGTTACATTTTTTGGTGTCCATGCACTTAGTGTACTATCGTAGACAGAAACTACTGGTGCTAGACCATTACCGGCTGCACCAACTTTGATCCAAACTGAACCAGTTGGGCGAGGCTGACTTTGACCTACTTGCCATAATGGTTGTTGCGCTGAAGTACCATAGCTTACAGCTAGCTGATACTGTGTGCCCGATTCGATACCTAGATCAGCTAATAATGTACCAGTACCATTACCGATAATAAATGATTTTGGTGATGCTAGCGGTGAAGTGTATTGAGTTGAATAGATTACTAATCTTCCTGAACTGTTTACACCTGCTGAGATATAGTCCCAACCTAAATTGTTAATTTCTGTAGCAACACCTGATACTGTTTCTGAACCAACTTGAACTGTAATAGTTGCTGTTGCACCTGCAACTGTTAGATCGAAACTGTCACCTGCTGTTAGAGTTGGATTTGATTCTGTACCAACTAAACTTGGAACAGTTGCTAACCAGGCTTCACTACCGATTGCTACCCATTGATTGTTAGCATTCTTATAAAAGAATGTTGATGCATCTAATGGTGAACCTGTAATTTCTAATGCGTTTACAGCATAATTGCCTAGTACGCCAATGCTAGCTAATGGAACACCTGCTGATAACTGATCTGGGTCAGAAATTACGATTGGTGTTTGTGCTGTGAATGCACCTGTTGTGCTATTGAATTCGTAAATACCCCAAGCTGAAGTTGTTGTATCTAACCAGTAGCTACCATTAGCTGGATCACCAACTGGGCGACCTGCTGAACCTACTAGACTTGCTAGATCGATGTCTGCTCTTAGAACATAAGCACGATTAGTAACACCTAATGCTGAATAAGCAGCAAGTAATCCATATTCGTTTAGTTCGTAACCTTGAAGAGGAGTTCCATTTGTTGATTCATAAAAGAATGGAACGCCGAAAAGAGTAGTCAAATCACGTTGACTTGTTACTTCATATAATTTGCCTGCATTAGCAGCAGTTGTACCCTGCGCTATGCCAATACCGTTTGGGTTTGCCTTATCCTGTGCTGTTGCCATAAGGATGAAAGGAACTGATGCTGTTGGGGCTGGAAGATACTGACTTTGGTCAATAATTGTAACTTCTACGCCTGGTGATGTTAGTGCCATGTTTTTTACTTCCTATATTGTAAAATTTTGAGGGTTACATACCCTGATGTCTCTTTATTATTTAGTACATTCAGTAAAAAAGTAACGATTAGCATGCCTTCGAAGGCAGTAAATACTTTTTATGATAAGACCTATCTGTAAGTCATGCAATAAAAACCCTTCTGCTATAAACTATATAAAAAACGGCATAAAGCACTTTCGTAGTTTATGTAATGAGTGTGGGAAAAAGAAGGTAAAAAAGAAACCTAATACACCGTTATGGGAAAAAGCGGGTTATAAAAAGAAAACAACATGCGATATATGCGGGTTCAAAAGCATATATGCTACACAAATGACGGTGTTTTATATAGACGGTAATCTAAAAAACACTCAACTTAGCAATCTAAGAACAGTATGTCTAAACTGTGTAGAAGTTATAAAACGAAAAGAAGTTACTTGGAAACGAGGAGACTTAGAAGTTGATTATTGAGTCAATCTTACGATGTAATTCGTCTACTGTGCCGCTGTTATCAACATAGTAATCATAATCAAGACCAACACTGCTGTATTCACTAGCATGAACGTTTTGTTCCTCTAAAATTTTACGTGCTTCTACATATCCCGTTGTGTAATAGCCTTTATTTAGGGCTACTGCTGCATCATACCAACTTGGATTTTCGCCCCTATGTACTCTAATTGTAATTCCGCCAGCATTCTTGATAGATTTTAGTTCATTGGGAAATCTACAATCACTTAGTACTATATTGTCTTTTGTTGTACGTAATTTATTTTCAATACTAGCAATCCAAATATCATCATGAAATGATCTACGTCCAACTTCCGTTCCCCACTGTTGAAGCACCCATCTTGGAGTCAAGTGTTTGATATCCAATCTTTCTGCCCACCAAGGATCAACAGTATCCCGCCATTCACGACTATACTTTGTTGTACCCTCAAGTAGTTCACGATCCCAACTAAAAATACTAGCAACTGCATCTTTGAGCGGGCCAGCATAACTCATACGCTTGAAGCCCTTAAATGTGATTAGATAGTCAGCAATAGTATCTTTGCCGCTACCGATAAATCCTGCAACACCTATAATCATACTTATAGTTTACAATATATAATAATTGATGTAAAGAAATATTGACCCAGTTTAGCCCTGAACCCAAGTTAGAGGTTGACTATAATCGACATAGGCTTTGAGTTGTTCAATAAGTTTTTCTTGCGCTTCTTTTGCTTCAGCTTTCATAGCAGAACCATTCAATGTAGTACCGCCACCTGGACCGGCAATGCTACCATATTTTTCGCGCGCCTCACCGATAATCATTTTTAGTTGTGCTAATATAAAGTCGCCGATCCAAACACCAGCACCCGGATCTTGTAGTAATTCAATTTCAGGACGTTGTACGTCTGCCCAAATCAATATGCGTTCGCCTGTACCCTTGAAATCACGTACAACACGCAATACTTTGGTTACAGGATTGAATGTATATGTGACGTAACCACCGAACATACGTGCTGCCAATTCAACGTAGCCAGCATAGAAATCATATGTTGCCATGCCACCTGTGTAGTTATAGTTCAGTAGATATGTATTTAGGATCGCACTTGAAAACGGATCAAATGCTGTGCTTGAAGGACCTGTTTCTAGACCTACTGTTCTACGAAACAATGAACGAACGTTGATAAACTCAGCAGGTAATGTGTAAGTATCAACGTTTTTGATTACTGTCATCAATGTATAACTTTCGACAGTAGCATTTTGGGCACGTTGTCTATAAACTTTGATTGCGTAATTATAAGACGCCTCAAAATGTTCTGGATCTAATTCCAAATCAATAATGCCGTCACCTAAACGATAACGCAAATTTTGAAATAGCCCTTGTTTGAGTTCTTCTAAATCAAAATTTGTTGGTGTGCTAAGTGGATCATTGGCCATAATACGTCCTCATGTACGTATTTATCAACAATGTCCGGTAAATTATAGATCACCTGCTTTACGATTTTCGCTGTAGTAAACGTCAAACTGCCCGCCCGGATAACGTGCTTCTAGTTTCTTTACGTTCTCTGCAATGACTTCGTTTGGATCAAGATCAAGGGAACGACAAGCATTGATCCAGTACCACATGATATCACCCAATTCACGCTTCATGTGGAAGTGTGTTTCTTCAGTAAGGGGCTTACCCTGAAACACCATCTTCTTTACGATTTCTTGAAACTCACCTGTCTCGCTACCTAGACCAATAGCACCGCAAAGCAATAAGGGCACATTGACATTTGGACCATGCATATACTCACCGTCTGCACCATATGATTCATAATTGGCGTCAAGACGATCAAGACGATTCATGAATTCAGTGAGATCGTGACTCTGCTTGCTCGTTACTGCTTCTACGAACTCTTTATACTTGTTTAGATCAACTTGACTCATACATTCTCCAGTAGGTTATTTTGTTTGATATAATCTGTTAGATAATTTGAATAGTCCAAATGTGCATCTGGACCATGATGGTAATACCTTGCTTTAGGATTTTCATATCCCAAATTTTTATATTTAGGATAAAAGTTTACAGTGTTGTCATCAAAATTTGGGTATCGTTTAGTATCAACTAACTTGAAGTACCAGCGCAAGGTACTATGCATTTTTTGAAACATATAATTTGTATTGACCATCATATATGGAATATTATTGAGTTTCAAAAAAGACTGCAAGTTTAGTATATGTAACATGTTGTTGATTTCGGTATAATACTCATTACGTATAGTAAAACTTTGAAAATCTAATATTTGTTCTCTTTCTTCCTCAACAGCTATAACAGTATTCAACATACTGATGC